ACAACCTCGAACCGTTTTTACAGCTCTTCCACATGGTGAGGTCACGGACAGTGTCGTCAAGGACTTGGTCAAGATTCTTGATCCAGATGATACTATCATCGACTGTTCCAATGAGTATTATCGCAACTCCCGAATGCGTGGAGCCCATTGCAGTGCGAAGGATATCAATTATCTGGGTACGGGTCTATCCGGAGGCTCCAATGGAGCTCTCACTGGACCTGCACTTATGATTGGTGGTCCTCAGCACATCTATGAGCGTCACGTAGACTTGTTTGATACCTTTTGCAAAAACTATGCATACATGGGTAACGACTATGGTATTGGCCACTTCACGAAAATGGTTCATAATGGTGTAGAATATGGTATGCTTCAAGGTGTTGCCGATGTCTATGCATACTGCAATCAAAATATGTTTGACATGTCTAAAGTTCTCGTATCTCTCAAAGAAACTGACATCGACGGATACATCTTAGACTGTGCCATCAAAGTTCTACAGACCTATAATATCGATAAGATTTCGGACGTAGCTCAGATGAATAACACAGGTCTCTGGTGTACCCAAACCGGTATAGAGTACCAAATTCCTACACCCGTCATTAATTCAGCCGTAAACGCTCGTATGGCGAGTCGTTATGCGAAGTGTCTAAACACGAACGATGACAAAAACCCTCTTCGAATTACAACTGTGGCTGCCAACACACTTCGGTTTGTATTTGCCAGTTCAATCTTGGAGGGCTACGAGCTCATGAGCACCCGAAACGTATCAAGGAAGCAAGTCGCTCATGCATGGTCCTCTGGGACCATCATTGAATGTCCCATGATTAGTCAAGAGTGTTACGACGTACTCGAGGAGACTATCGACGATGTTCGCACTTTCATGCATCGTTGTACACAATCTGGTATTCCTTGCCCTGCTGTCCAAGCTGCCCTCACACATTATGACTTCATGCATCGTAAGAAGAGCTCCCTCGACTTTCTCATGGCTCAGCGTAATTATTTTGGTCAACACTCCATCACGGAGGCGTGATCCCAAAGATAGTCAACTTCCTCCTCTTCTAGGAAAATCCGTTTACCATGTTTGATTTCTCTGAGTACATTTTCATACGCACAATTACCATAACCAAGTTCCCATTTATCATTCCCGTTTGTGAGAATATATTTATCCTCTGGAACCATTTTAGCGAGTTCAGCTTCCAACTCGATACCATCATATGACATGACTATTTTACACTGTGTAGGAGCTGTACCCTTGTACTCGATGTTTCTCGAAAGTTGCATTATTTCTGGTTTAATCAAACTCAATTCTTTTAAGATTTCTTTACGACTTCTGAACGTATGCTTCGCAATGATGGTTGCGAACAATAGGACGCAATGACTTTGATACATGTCCCCAACTATACCCACAGTATCAAAGTAATTAATCCGTTCATTCATGTCACCATCTTCGTGTAGTTTGATTTTTATCGATTCGAGTTTCTTCGGTGTCTGTATGTGCCGCAACACATCTTTACCGAGATAGTGGTCGTTGTAGATAACCTTCAGATTGTTCTCATTGATGAACTTTTTTATTCTTTCAAAGTCATACTTGGAGTGTCCATGGGGTTTCTCGAGTACATATGTCGCATCGACAAGTCCCAAATAGGGTTCCACATTTTCACAAAAGTTGTGTGTGGGGATTGACATGTACGCCACGACGTTGGGTACATCCTTGAGGTGTTCCAGGTTTGCTACCTGCTGTCTAGAAATGGGAGTGTGAGGACAATCCAATTTCTTGAGAGCTGGAATGATACGTGTTTTTGCCAAGTGCCCCCTGGCTCCAAACACGAGGCAGTGATTCATGGCGTTTATTATTTCTTGACATTAAAATAATGTTCGCACTCCTTTGTAAACCCATCGCTGTCCCACAACAAATGGGTAACCCCGTCCTTAGAGCGAAAGATTGTCGCATAGCGTACGTGAAGCCATCTCAAGTTCAAGAGGGTGTGCTCGAACTTGAGATACTGGAAGCACCTCCGATTACAATTGATTCTAACCCGGGGTCGACAGATTCATGATTCGACCATCCCTCGTCTTCATCATGATGACTTCGTCACACTCACCACCTTTGATGACTAGGGTAGCCTCACCACATTCAGTACCGGGTAACTTGTAGCGGTCACAAGCAACCTGAGTTTTCATCGTGATATTCATGTTTTGACTGTATCCGATGAAAGTTCTGTCCACGGCACCATTCTTACCCGTAGCCTCTACAGTAGCCTTGACGCAGTAGGAACCAAATTGACATTGCTTCTCCTCTTCAGTCGGAGGAGGACAATTATCTACAGAAGCCCTCGGTCGTCGGCCAAAACGTTTCCGTAGAGACGCAACTGGATAGAACAATACTTTGGTAATAGAGGACATTGTTTATTTGTCGACATGAACTTTTAAGCAATTTTCCGCTTCTTCTTTCGTTGGAAATATTCCCAGATATTTCTTTTTGTAATACACAACCCACTTGTCACGAGATTTGTAATAATGAATACAACCAACTTTTTGTTTATTTAGATCAATTGTTTTGAAATTTTCGGGATCTTTCGAATAAAGTTTTAGTATATCAGTCGCTTCTTCGAATGTGTTATATGCACCATTCGATAAGTATAAAGTTTTATTATTTTTTTGTACTGTTGGTACAAACCCATTTCCCCGTTTTTTAACGCAACCTGCATAACCTCTCGAAAGGATTAGTTTCTCTTCAATTCTTTTACTAATATTGTTTTTCAATTGTTCACTTAATTTCTTATTTGAATTACCACCCGTACTACAATTGTAACCGTGGGGTGCAAGTGTATTCAAATGTTTTATCCAATATATTTCTCTATCGTCCAAATTAGAATCTAAAGTTTCCTCCAATATTTCAAATTTCATACAATCGCCATATTTATCAATTGCTCTCTTTAGTAAAGTACAATTTGATGACGACTTATGATGTTCTTTAAAACGTTTATGTATGTCTTGTATAGTTTGACCTATATACGACTTACCAGATGGAGATGTAAAACGATATATCCACCCCATTTACATTTACAGTTATAAAAATCTTTAAGAAATTTTACAAAGTGGAAAACACGTTGTAAAAAGACTCTTCCAAGGGGTTTCGATCCCCTGACCTACAGATATCAGAGAGTATTTAGTCTTAACAGTCTGTCGCTCTGGCCAACTGAGCTATGGAAGAATAGTCTGTAAAAATACAAACTAATGGTGTGCTATTGATATACGGCACGGGTTCCTTCTTAGGTGATTTGAACACCTGACCGATTGGGTTTTGTCATCTATTACGATGAATTATAATTGCAATTACAACCAATCGCTCTTCCAACTGAGCTAAAGAAGGATACAAGCTCCCACGTGGATTCGAACCACGGGTGGTGGATTCAAAGTCCACAGTGTTGACCAACTACACTATAGGAGCCACTTTATCTATATTTGGAATCTTTTCTTTAAGCTCATTTATGTACTTCATACTTATGAGCGAAACTGAGAACAAACTGGCGGAGGTGTTGGCGACAATCATCGGCACGACTGTGAAATATATCGAGTACACGAGACCCAGGGAACTGGCCAACATGTTGAGGTTCAAGAAGGAATAATTGATGGCACGTGTATCCTTGGTTCTATACACGTGTACAACCTGTGGGACAAACATGATTGATATGAGTATCGAACTCGTCAGACCGATTCCATCTATAACTTTATCCATACGAATTACTATTTTCTCGTGTTTAAGTAGGTATGATTCTATTCATCATCTTGCTCATCTTGGTTGTACTCGTTTTGATAAAGGTACACAACGAAGAAAAGACGTCGAATTATGACTACAAGTGTTTTCTTCTCACCATGAAAGACCAGACGGAGAGACAGGAGCGTTTTTACAAAAGTCACAAACAGAATATACCACTCGAAGTCATTTATGGACCAGACACGAGGAAGGTTAAAGTTGCTCGAGAATATGAAGAATTTATAGAACCAGAATATTTCGAGAAGGCTCTGGAGATGCACTACGACCCACACGTGAAGAGACCAGACATCACGTATTTCAATTTGGGTGCCATCGGATGTTTCATCGGACACATGGACTTTTATCAGAGATGTTTCGACCAGGGTCTAAAGTATGCGGTCATCTTTGAAGACAATGTCATCATCAAATCCAACGAACTCTATGACAAGATTCAAAGTGTCATAGATGAAAAGGGTGATGACTTTGAGATGTGCTTTTTCCATTGTTTGTCCAGACTTCCAGACAGGAAGGAAGGAACTTTAGAAAAGGTGAATTGGATTTCGAGTACCAAGTGTTACCTCATACACGTAGACAACATGCGTGAGTACCAAAAACACTTTTACCCCATGGATAATCATGTCGATATGAAACACGAGGATATCATAGCCAAGGGTGCTCGGGTGTATTACAAAGATTTAAGAGACTACATGTTCATAGATAGAACTCACAAAAGTACGATAGGTCACAGTGACCACGGAAATCGGAAATTCTTTTCGAGGCAGTTTCCTGACAAGACCCCTGATGATGTCAAGTGGGGTTACTAATGTAAACAGGTCTCTCTGTTCTGATAATTGAGAGACCGACGTTTAGAAGTGTCTTTGCCCATTGAGATTTCACGACGATTGTAGAGTGGTCTATATACTTTCGAGAATTGGGTCGATGTTTGTCCAACACACCCTTCATAGAGAGTATGCGACCAAGAGAAACTCTTTTACATTCGGTGACATCTATCGTAAATCTCACAGGCCTTCTGTACGTCCATGCGTGTGTAAAGAATGCATCTAAATCATTTGGTGTCGTGGTATCCAACACTTTTATTTTGTAATCTAAGACCATGATATAATTAAAGATTTAAAAGTTCAATATATTATGGGTATAATATATAAATTGACATGTCCAGAAGGGAAGTCATATATTGGTCGGACAATACAAACGTTTAAAAAACGAATGTCCGGACATGTAAACGGAAAAAGTTATTGTAGAGCTTTAAAGAGTGCTATTGAGAAATTCGGTTTCGATGCATTTCATAAGCAGATAATTTGGGAAGGTGACAATAGTTTAATATCAGAAAAGGAAAAATATTATATCAAGGAATTTAATACTATTTATCCATGTGGTTATAATCTATCATCTGGCGGGGGAAGAGGTGAACACAGAAGTTGTGAAACACTTAAATTAATGAAAGAAAAACAAAGAAACATAGCTAAAAATCGGAACAATGGGCTACTTGGCTACATAGTCGAAAATCACTCAAAAGTTGACGGGAGAATAACATCATGGACTGTAAAAAACAACAAACAAGGTTCCCTTGGTAATTTTAAAACAAAAGAAGATGCCGTGAGATTTCAATGTGATTATACCAAGGAACCCGATAAATATATAACTAATTACAGAAAACGAAGAGTTGCAAACAGTGAAGGTGGTGTATATAAAAAAAGAAATAAATGGATAGTAGTTTTATATATCGACAACCAATCAAAATATTATGGAAGTTTTAAAACCAAAGAAGAAGCAATTCAAAAAAGAGATACTCTTTTGCATGACTGATAATCATCTAAAAGAGGATGTGTTTGCTCCTAGAGGGGCTCGAACCCTCGACCTTGCCCTGTCTCAAACTGGATTTTACTCCATTCATATATACCAGTGTATAAGAGGCACGCTTCTGACCAACTGAGCTATAGGAGCACCCGTTTTACACATACTATTTAGTCGTCAATTCTTTAAACCCCTAAACAATGTCTAGGTAGTCATCAAGTTTCATCTTGGTATCTCCACCTTGGATGAAGTTCTCAAACTTCTGGGCCGTTTCGAAAGCTTCTTTAGCCACTTTGACAGATAGAATCGTATCGTAAGCACATGGTTTCGTGTCTCGTAAAACAAAACCCGGATTGATGGTCTTGATATTAACGTCGAGTTCGTCTTCGAGGTACTCCACAATGTCTTGATATTCACACGCTTCGGCGACAACTACGACGGCATAACCATTTGTTTCATAGTTATTCTTAATCTGTTTCATGGAAATCTTATTGACAGTTTGATGATTGAGAACATCGGTCACTTTAGAATATTTTGCATATGTAGCATTTGTAGAGAGTCCGGTAACACGGTCACCAGGTGTTTCTACGAACACGATTGAATTTGTAGTCGTCGCCTCTGTGTATGCGTAGTCAATATACCTCGCAAATTCCTGAACTGCAGTCTGGAAACCAATAGACTCCATACCTGGAATATCATTGAAGATAGTCTTGGCGATACCAACTATGTTTGTTTCAATGCGTTCATCGAGAGCCAGACGTGCCGCACTCTTCATGGATTCGTTACCACAAATGCAATAGAGGCGGTCTATGTCACTGATGTTCTCGATGACTCTCTCGATATCGACGGGTTCACAAGAGACTCTCAAAATCGAACCCGGACCTTCATCAATCTTTTGGCGGGAAAGGTCTACACGGATATTGTTATTTAGACCACGGAATCCTTCATTGAAGCCGATGACCCTATTATCCTTGGAATTTTCGAGGCGGTTGAGGGTATGGATAATGTTATTGACACCTGGACACACACCACCGGCTGTGAGAATCCCGATGTTCATCTGATATTTATAAGAATCTCTCTTTTATATACTTTCCAATCATGAATCCGATAACATTTGTCAGATTTTCACCAATCGAGTAGTGCCATGTGTGAACTTGCGAATTGTGTATTCCGAACATGCGGTCTATAAAATTTTCGTGTTTAGGTTTATTGGCGTATACGTGTCTGTACCAAAGAGGAGTTTCTTCCTCCGACTCGGAGAGACACCCACCAAACTCGTGCACAAGTTTGGGTCGCATCGAAAGCCAATACTCAAAAACTTCCCACAGAGCACCGAGTGTTATCCAAAACCAAAACTGTTTAGGATACATGGCACCCAGTAAGATGTATAAATTTAAATGTCCATACTGAAAACCATAAAATTCCGTCCTGTAACAACCCTCGGTTTTCTTTTTACATGAACACTTATTGGCATATGCTAAAAACCATACTGTAAACAATAGGATGACGACTATCATTTAAAATAGGCTGATACATTTTTCGAGATGAATGTTTAGGCAATCTTGGGAATACCGGCCATGTTAAGTTTTGGCTTGGGGATGTTCTTCTTGTCGAGGCCGAGCATACCAATCACCTCACCGATGAGAAGAAGCTGCTGAGACATCACGACCAACTTCGCAAAGTTCGTCTTGGGACCGAAATCACCATATCCAACGGTGCTCATGGTGGTGAAGGAAAAATAGAAGGGGTCGAGGATACTCTCAAATCCAAAAGCGGTCGGGTCAGCCGCATGAATGGAAGCATAGATTAGGCCATAAGCGAGAGCAGTGGCGATGAGGGCGAGAAACTCTTTCATTATACTATACCTCAACAGAATTATGTCGGGGTAGTTCTTCACTTTTTCTTTTGAATTTTAAATTCCTGACACTTGATACCCATTTTGCGACTGGATTAGAGGAAGAAATTGTAGAAGCTGCATCATCACTCATGATTATACTGAGGCCATTACATACGTCTGGTTTGTTCTCTCGGTCTGGGAATTCCATATTGAAAGCCTTAATGGAAATAGCTGGAATGTCAGGTGCATCGTCGAGGAGGCGGTCGTAATCCTCTCTCGCTTTCTGTACAAACTCGAGAACATCACCCCTGTGCATCACATCCAATGACAACTCCATATCGATATTCCTATAAAACTTCGAGTATTGAACACACATCGCTGAATGTGCTTCCGCCAAATTCGCACTCTGACTAAATTTACTTATCGACGTGAGAATACCACCCAACACGTTGAGGAATGCGAAAAAGTACTGAATGATTATGATTCTATTTTTCATGTCTACGGAAACATCTTCATTTCCACTTGGATTCAAAACTGCAAAACCACCAACACCTGTGATACTCGCAATGACTATACTTGGGTATGACAGATAGTCATGTTGTTTTTTGTAATACAACCGTGCGTGGTTATGAAGCCAGCGATACCCTGCAGCTTTCTCCGCCCAACGCACCAAGAGATTCTCCTGCTTCTCACACCAGAAGTGTTCATGTACCACTTCCTTTTCGTCGGTCATCTGAATTACCTGGATAATATTTTTGCACTCTCACGGGCAAGTTTATCCACGGCTTCATTGAGGGGATTTCCATTATGAGCTTTTACCCATTTCCATTCAACCATTTTTATCCGTTCCCTGAGTTCATCGATTTGCATCCACAGCTCTTTGTTCTTGACATCTCCGCCCGATGATGTTTTCCACCCGTTCTTTTTCCAGTTGTGAATCCATTGAGTAATTCCATTCTTCACGTAGTTGCTATCAGTGTAAATACGAACATAATCGTGACCATAGTTGATACAAGCTTCCAGAGCCTTTACAACCGCAGTCATCTCCATGACATTATTCGTCGTGTTTCTCAGGTTACCAGTCAATGTAATACCTTTACCTATGACACCCCATCCACCTGAGCCAGGGTTTCCGAGGCAACTTCCATCAGTGTAGATTTCGTACATATGAATACCATGCATCATTTTTTTAAGATATTTGAGTATCTTAAAAATTGATTTCCTATAATTTTTTAAAAAACTAAGACTAAATGCTTAGTTGGAGAAGGCGAGACCACCCATACCGGACTGGATGCGGAGGACGTTGTAGTTGGTGGCGAACATGTGCATGGTGGTGGCGGTGGTGGAGTTCATGGTGACAGCAACCTGGGCATTGTCAATGCGGGAGAAGTTGCAGGTACCAGTGGGCTGGTGCTCCTCAGGCTTGAGAGCGAAGGAGTAGGAGTACACACCAGCGTAAGGGTTGCCGGAGTGGTGGTTGAAGGCCTGCACCTGGTTGAAGTACTTGCCCTTCTGCTCCTTGAAGCGGTCCTGGCCGTTAAGCACAAGCTTGAAGGTCGAGAGGGGACCGGCGTTCTCCTCGGTGAAAGCCTCGGTGGAGTACTCGTCACCAGTGGCGTACATGGGGGCGCCGGGGGCACCGCGAGCCACGAAGGCGTTGGAGTCGTCCATGACGCTCTGGTCGTTGGTGAGGACGACCTCGGAGTCAAGGTTCTTGGAGGTGAAGTTCCAAAGAGAGGACTTGGCGGAGGTGTTGGAGAAGCACCACACGAGCTCCTTAACGGGGTGGTTGTAGGAGAGGCGGACCTGCTTGGTGGCGGCGGAGTCGACGGTGTCGTTACCGGTGTGCTGGACCTGCTCGATGAGGTACTCGTGACCCTTCTGGGCGAAGCGGCGGCGCTCCTCGGTGTCGAGGTACACGTAGTTGGCCCACACCTTGAAGACGGAGGGGTTGACGAAGGTGTCGAGGTCGGAGGCGAGGTCGATGTCGATGCGGACCTCGTGGTACTGGAGAGCAATGAGGGGGAGGTAGAGACCGGGGTTGCGGTTGAAGAAGAAGATGAGGGGGAGGTAGACGGTCTTACCGTAACCGGCAGTGGTCATCTTACCCCAGTTAGCCTTCTTGGACTCATCGAGGTAGAGCTCGGAGTAGAGGCGCCACCACTTCTGGTAGTGCTTGTCGATGCGCTGACCACCGATCGTCAGCTCGATATCGGCCACGGAACGCTCGGCAGCCCAGACACCTGAAGCGGCACCCGCCTCGGTAGTGGTAACCGCAAGA